GCGATCCTGTCCTGTTTTTCTTCTATCGTTTTTAATCCGATTTTATGAAGATAATCAATCCATTCCATAGTAGCGTCACTAGTGACTTTTATTCCTTTTTTATATTTATCAAGCTGATCAGTGAGTCCTTTAAAAGAATCCTTTCCTTTATCTGCTGCTGCTCTCTGCTTATCAATTTCTTCTTTATGTTTTTTGCTAACTGTAGCTAGAGCTTTCTGGAGCTCCACTCCTTCTTTTCCTTTGTGGATCGCCATCGTCATAGCGACTATATTTCCTTTATATTTCTGATTGAGCTTTCCAAATTCTTCTCCAGTCATGCCAGCTTCATTCTTCATGTCGATGAGCTTCTGTCTCAGTGATTTTTGAGCTTCGATCAAGCGCTCTTCAGATTTTCTAACTTCATCCGTTGCTTGTTTGTACTTAGTCCAGAGGACAATTCCTCCTATGATCGCAACTGCAATGATTCCGATAGCTGCAGTCACAAGAGTAAATGCTCCAGCTAGAATTCCTAATCCAGCTATCAATGCTGGAAGAGCAGAAATCAACATTCCGATGATCATGAGAATCGGACCCAAAGCTGCGAGCAAAGCAGCAAAAGCTATGATTGCAATCTTCAGTCCTTTAGGAAGTTTTCCTATCCATTCGACCAAAGGAATAACTACTTTATCGATGAATCCTTTGATAATCGGCATTAAAATTTTAGAGATCTGGATCGCAACTTCTGTGAGCGCTGATGTCAAAAGCTTAAAGCTTCCTTTAAGAGTATTGATCTGCATTTCCGCCATCTCGCTAGCTGCAGCAGTTCCTGTGATCGTATCCTGATATTCCAGCAGCTTATCAGCTCCAGCTCCAAGCAGAGAAACCATAGCTGGACCCGCACGCTGTCCAAATATTTTAAAGATATCTCCTGTAGTTGCTCCGCTCTTTCCTAATGTAGCTACGATTTCAGCTAAACTATGAGTCTCAGGATTGAGATCTTCCATTGAGATTCCGAGTCCTTCTACGGATTTTGTAGTGGAAGCATTTGCTTCAGCAAGTCTCCCCATTATTCCTTTGAGAGCTGTTCCAGCCATAGAAGCATCGAGTCCTGCATTGTACATGACCATGAGAGCTGCTCCTGTCTCCTCCACTCCTTTTCCTAAGCTCTTCATGACTGGACCCGCATACGCCATCGATGTTGAGAGTTTCTCCATTGTAGCTTGAGAATTTCTAATAGCTGAAGCAAAAACATTCGAGACTTTTTCTGCACTCTCAGAAGAGAGTCCAAATTGATTCAGAGCTGATACGACTGTATTCGTAGTGAAAGCTAGATCCGATTGAGTAGCTGCTGCGAGATCCAGTGTTGGTTTTAGAGCTTTCGACATATCAGCAGCTTTCCATCCTGCAGATGCCATGTAATACATAGCATCAGCAGCTTCCTTAGCGGAGAAGACAGTCGTTGCGCCCATCTTGCGTGCAGTCTCCTCCATCTCCTTAATTTCGTCTGCTGTAGCTCCTGAGACGGAAGCAGCGTTCATCATAGCTTGCTCGAAATCTGCTCCTACTTTGACAGCGATAGCTCCCATTGCTGCGAGTGGAAGAGTCAATCTAGTACTAAGAGTCTTTCCTACATTCTTGAATCCAGTTCCAGATCTCTTCATAGAATCAGATACTTTTTTCAGAGCTCTATCTACTCCAGAGATGTCTGCTCCGATTCTCACAAGAAGACTTTTGATGATCATTTTATAATTTCTTTTTTTATGCTCTTTGTAGCTTTCTCCAATTCTTTCTCTTTATTAGCCCAAAACTTTTTATGTAAATGTTCATGCTTCTTTTTTAAAGCTTCATATCCTTTTCTATCTTCCTTCCTTTTTTCTGCGCTTACTGTTATTCCTAGAAGCTGATTTGGAGAGATCCTGCGCTTCAGACTTCCTAATCCTAATCCGCATACATTAACGATCCATGCAGTGAGAAGAGCTGTTCTGTGCCAGTATTCTTCATCTTTTAGTTGATATCCTTTAAGCTTTTCATAATATTCAAGCGGAGTTAGATTCCAGAAATCCTCTTCATTTTTTATTCCTAGAAATCCGTATGCTATTTCTCTTGCTTCACTCCAGTTCCAGTCGATTTGTCCATCTCCAAAGCCTTTTTTTTTAGAGCTTCGAGCTCAGGAGTGGAGACTCCAAATCCTTTAGCAAATAGAGCGATCACATCCATAAACGAATAATCAGACGCATCGAGCATGTCAAAGACTTGTTCATGCGTGAGATCTTTTTCTTCATGGATTAGCCCCGCCCAAATTAGAGTGATGACATCGTCAACTTTCAATTTTGAAGTGTCATTGAAGACTTGATCCAGTTGACCAAAAGGAACATCGAATTTCTCTTCAAGAAGCTTGATGGATCTGAATCTATATTTCAGAGTCCGCTCCTTGTCCAAGTTCATTTTGATTTCAAGAGGTTTAATTTCCTCTTTTTTCTTAGATCCTAAATTTTCATTTTGCATTATATCTCCTCCAGAGAGTGAGAAGTATTAAGCTTCTCTCTCTCTGTTCAATTAAAATCATTTTAGCTAGCAGTAGATTCAAGAGCAGCAGTTCCTTGAAGAGTTCCAGTAGCTGTGGATTCCGCAGAGTAGGGTCCAGTGAAGGAATACGCTGTGAGCAGACAAGTTCCAGTATAAGTATTTCCTGCTGGAGTAGTTAGGATGATCGCTATAGTAAGTTGACCAATCCACGCATCTTCTATAGCTTGTTCTGCATCATCATCTTCCAGATAGAGTCCGTCAAAGTCCAAAGTCCATCCTCTTAATCCAGCGAGATACTCATACCACATAGCAGAGTCACGTGAAGTTTTGTCTATAGTCTCCATGCTCCAGTTCATTGTCACGTTTCTCTGTCCTCCGAGAATCTTTGCAGCTAGTGAAAGTGTGAAGTTAATTCCTGATACTGCAGGGCTCATTTTTACCTCCTATTAATTTGGCTGAACTAAATAATTCAGCTCTACGATTCCATGATATGAAATTGAATCCTCTCCTTCTTCTTCTAAGATCCGAGATCCAACAATGGTTTGAAGGATCACTCTGAATCCATTAGGAGAGATATATCCTAAAGTAGTATCCGTCATCGCTAAAAGGACAGCTTTGACAATGTCTTTGCACTCCTTCTTTCCTGATTTGTATTTATTATCACAAAATATTTCTATCCATTGAGTGTGATCAGCTCCAGAAATATCTCTTGCTCCAAAATCATCAGTGAAGCTAGTTCCTGTTTTTATATAAGGACATCCTTGATCTGGAGGAACTTCATCGAAAATATCATCCTTCCAAGTTGCCATAGCAGAGTGATCTTTTAATCTATCGTAGATTGCTTTCTGCAGCTCGAAGTCTGGACTCTGGAACTGAGGACGCATCTTAATTCTCTCCTTCCAGGAAATTCATATCGATTGCTTTGCAGTCTATCCAATATTTATAATCAGGATCAGGAGTTCTCCACTCCTCTCCGTATCGCTCCAGGAGATATCTTTCTGGAGGATTAGGAACATAGCATCTCATTCCTTCGAAGGAGATCTCCTTGAGATTTAAAAAGAGCTCTCTTGAGAACACGTGTGGAAGGAGTATCATTTTATCTCCCCACTGTCCTTTCTCATTAGCTCCAAATAAGCCAGTCCAGCACTTATCTTTTCTCTCATAATAGAAAAATAGATCTATTTTTATTCCATTGAAAGTGAAGCTTAATTCAGTTTTCATTCCATCGTGCATCCATTCTTTATAGAGCTTGAATCCTGCTGCTAGAAAATCTTTTATAAATATATTCCAGAGATCCAGATGCTTTTCTGGAAGTCCGAGATCCAGATCTCGATCAAATGATATAAAATCATTTTCTCTTATTGCTCCTAAACATGTTCCTGCATCTAACCACCATTTACAGTTATGACGTTCAAGGATCTGTATTGCTGCTCTTAATACTTCTTTCATTGCTGCGCTCTCTTGCTCCAGAATTCCTTTTTTCTTTCTAGGAGAGTTCTCTCTTTTTCAGTAAGAATCACAGGTTTTTCTTCCTTCTTTTCTTCCTCTTTAGACTCCTCTTTAACGATCTTCTGATTTGCTTTATTAATTTCTTTTTGTTCCAGGAAATTTATATCAAGAGTATCTCCTGGAGAGAAAGAAGATCTACAATATTTAGTCTTCCATTTTTTTCCAAAGATGATCCATCCTATACGTCTTCTTCTATATTCATTATATTCTTTAGATCCTCCTTCTCTCTTGTGATACATGCTCACAGAAGGAGTGTAAACTATAGTCCACGTTTTTTCCCTTAAGACAGGATTTCCATCTTTGAAGAGAGGATGACCATTTTGCATTTCGTATTTAATTCCTAAAAAGAAATCTGAATGTTCAAGAGCTGTTTTGAATTCAGCATCCCAGTTATAGAGATCCCAAACTTCCTTCCTCATCATAAAAACATTTAGAATAATATCGCATTGATAATATTTTATTCCATCCAGGATTTTCCAATCAGGACTCTTATTTTTTGTTAAATATAGAGTTTCATTTTTCACACAGATATCTGCTTCATAATGCTGCTCTTTATGCTCATCATATTTCAGGAGTCCTCCTGCTATTCCTATTTTAGACTCTGCTTCAAGTATCATTCTTAACTTTTCTAATTTAGTCTGATCAGTAAAAATAATATCATCTTCTGTTATCATCACGAATTTGAATTTATTTGATATCCTTTTCAAGATTGCATTTCGTACTCCTGCTACTCCAAGATCAAAAGGAAGCTTCAGATATTCACAATTTTTCTCTTTGCAAAATTTCTTTTTTTTTGCACTAGATCTTCCATTATCCCCTACATAGATCTTGATATCAGGATAGTAATTTCTTATTGAATTAACACAGCGAAAAAGAAGCTTATCTCTCAAGAATGTTGTTACTAGAATAGCTGTGTCTTTCTCCATCTTTACTCTGAGCTCAGTCTCTCTAAGGATAACATCCGCAGCTCTTTCTCTCTGCGTTTCATAAACTTTATCCAGGAATAAACTATGAGGACTCACTGCTTCTCCAGTAGCGAGATCCACGACTTGAAGTCCTCCGACTTGATTTAATTTATGGACTGCGAATCTGATTCCAGTTTTTCTAAAAAACATATTCCAGTTCTTTATTTTTCTCTGCTTAGAAGCTCGGATCTCATCATATTCATTTCCAGTGAAGACTTTATTGTGCTGTGCCATGACTTTAGGAGTATAGATAACTTTCCATTTTGAATTGAATTTCATGTTCAAAAAGAAGTGAATATGTTCCTGAATTATTTTATAATCGACATCCCATTTATTATCTCTCCATGCTTGCTTCTTAATCATAAAAAAATTAAGACATAGATCCGTATAGAAGTAAGGAATTCCTTCATGATTCTTCCAGATGATTTTTTTAAAATCTTTTATTATATATCGATCTTTTTTTAATTCTAGCTCATGCTCATAATGCCATTCACGACCTCTCTGTTTTAGGAGTCCTGCTGCTAGTCCTACATTAGGAAGTGATTGAAGAAGATCATACCATCGCTCTAGCTTTGTATTTTTAGTGAATACAAAATCATCATCACAGAGCACAGCATAATTTTCCTTCATGAGTTTCATTCCGATATTGCGAGCTAGAGATAATCCTGAATCCCAGGGAATCTGTATCAAATCACATCCGTAATTATTAAGGAATTTCTCTTTCTCATCATCTGATTTTCCTTGATCAACTATATAGATAGGAATCTCATCATAATATTTCCTTATAGAGTGGACTAATTCAAAGAGATGTTTATCTCTTTCAAAAGTAGTGATGAGGATTCCTACATTTTTCATTCTTTATCCTTTTTCATCTGAGCTATTTTCTGCTCCTTTAATTTAAAGAAGTGTTCCTGAGCTGAAACAGTAAGATCTCTTCCACGCTGATCCCAGTTCAATTTTATTTTCTGAAAGATCTCTGCATCATCATACGGAATATCATTCTTTTTTAGATCTGAAGGAAAAGTCTCAGGAAGAGGCTTGTGATCAATTTCAAAATGATCAAAAAGAACTTTCCATATCTTAGGATTATTAAGATCCTTGAAATTTAGATCAAAAACTTTATCGAATTTATCTTTCCATAAAAGAAAGCGCTCTCTCACTTCATTGATTTGCCATAGGACTATTTCATAAAAGCTTAATCCTTTAGTGCAGCGAGTGATGTTATTTTGCCAGTGAGGATGTAAGAACCAATCTAGCTCATATTGCTTACATTTCACAGCATAGCTAAAAAGAACTTCAAGAGGATTCCTGTGTAGATAGATCACATAGAGTGGATGGAAATTTTTACGATAAACTACTTGCTGAACAAATGCTTTTATGAACATGTGATTAGATTCAAAATATCTTCCTTCTGAATCTGAATTTTCCGTAATTCGAGCTAATTTTGCCTGGAGTTCAAGTATCGTCTTCTCTGTCATTCCTGCTTTATTATTTATCTCTCTCAGAGTCTGTCCTTTACAAGTAGGATCTGCTTCATGGAAAGCTGGATAATCTGTATAAGTTTTAAATATTTCAGTACTGAAAAGAGTTCCGCAGCGTCCAGTACTAGCTACGAAAATTTTTGCCATGATTCATCCTCTAGGAAAAGCTCCTTTAAGCAGCATCATTAATCCACGATAGTACACAGGTTCGTATCTTTTATATGCTGGAGTCAAAAACGGCTTAGCAGCTACTCTAGCAGCTTTTAGTCTCCTTCTTATAGCATGGACATAGCGTCCTGGAGTTTGTTTGTGACCGAACTCCACAGGAGGAGCATAGCTAACATTTGTTCCTGCTTCGCTATAACATTTAGCTTCATGGAAATCTGAAGTCATAGATCTTCTCAAAGTTCCTGTCACTACGCTTCCATTCACTGTGAGATTTTTCTTTGCAGTATCAGCGATCTTCACTCCAGTTCCTTTAGTAAAAACTCTTATATCTTTCCTGATTTTTCCTCTTAGCTTCATCAGATCTATTTGAAATTCTCTCTCTCCTTCTAATTTCACTGTGATTTTTGCCATTAATAATCTTTCTCCAGGACTTCAAGTCTCATTGTCTGATTTAATTCTCTGTGAGGCATTATCCAGACAATTTGAAAATATCGTGTGATTCCGTTTGCTGTGTAATTTACTCTATTTTTTTCTGTAGGAACTGGATCAGTAAGATATGCCATGATGATCTTATGAGAAGTCATCACAGTTCTTTTTCCAGCAAGGATCTCCTCTCTTCCATCTTTAGCTATAATCACACAAGCAACGTCCTCATGAATAGCGCTCCATTCTTTAGTTTTAGATCCTCCTCCTACATCATTTTCCTTAAATTTTTCTATATCTACTTTGTGTCTGAATTGATTTCTGATCATGTCTGCAGACTCACTTTCCTTTTTATATAGCGAGCTAAGATCCGATCTACTTTAACAATTCCTGTATATACTTTCTTAGGATTTGTATAGCTGTAATCTTTTCCTACGGATTGAGATCCTGTGATCCAGTGATCATACATCGCAGGATCATTGAAATCCTCAATCATCATAGTTATTGTTCTTCTGATTTCACGTGGACAGGAACTCGATCCGTAAGTTCCTGTGACTCGGACATTATTAATTCCACGTGGAAAGAGCGAATATACTTCACTCTCTTTGAGAAGACGATTGAGTTCTGCTTGACTCACTGCAGCAGTTTCCAAATTGATAAAAACTGAATTCTTATCATAAGTCCAATAGGAGGAGTTAAGCGTCACTCCATAGAGAGTGATTGCTGTAACAGTGAGGATATCAGGAGTTAATCCTAAGAAGAGTCTATCTTTGTTATTTCCATTGAGCTCTCTTATAAAAGCTTTAGAATAGAATAAATCATGTGTGACTTTTTCCAGCAGCGCTTCTTGTTCCTGGATCAACTGTCTCTTTTGAAGTGCTACCCATCCAGAAGTCCAATTCGAGACATCCTGCTCGATTGTTTTCAGAGTCTGAACATTTGCAATGAGCAAGCAATCAATCTCTACTTTATCCACTAAGAGATCCTTAGATGCTCTGGATGTGATTCCTAGAAGTGTAGCGCTCCAATTTCCTAGAGCGTTGATCACAGTGACCAGCTTTCCTAGAGTATCATTTTCTGTTTGATTGAGATCGATTGTGGTAGGAGTTCCGTCTCTAGTGAGAGTGAGAGTGTTATTGATCAGCTTTATAGTAGCTGTAGATCCTGAAGTACAATAGACGCTTAGAGCGTCTTCATCAGATAGATAATTTCCTTCATAGCTCTCAGTCATGACTGTAGCTCCTAAAGAAAGAGTGGAGCAGTCTTCTAGATCCAGACATGAGAGAGATAGAAGGATCTACTCCAGCTCTCTCTTTTATTTAAAAAATAAAAGTATTGTTAGCGTTTCTGTACAGCTTTGATGTAATCAAGATCCAGAGATTTGATCGCCCATTCGCCATTCATGATCGCTATGGAAATTGTGAGCTCTTCATCATTAGGAATGTTTGTTTGAATTTTCTGCGCAGTGAGTTTTGTTCCGTTTACATACGGAGTCAATGTGTCATATCCATTGAAGTAGAATCCTACTCTAGTCCATGTATCAGCAACTAGCGTTGCAATAGCAGCTTTGAGAGTGGATGAATTGTTCTTCACAGATAAGAAATCGAGATTAGCATCTCCATCATTTTTCTGGATGACTACTCCATCGCTGAATCCAGCAATGAGAGTAGTATCAGTGATACAGAGTCCAAAGAGTAAATCGACTTGAGTAGGATCTGCAGTCTTGAATTTTGTTTCAAACCAGCATGGTTTTCCTGCTACCAGCTTATAAGGCTCTCCTTTCAATTGCATCTGAACAGCGTCATTATCCGATGTGTCACAAGAGATCCTGAGAACTCCTCCAACTATATTCTGGAGCTCAAGAGATGCAGAGCTATATCCAAGTTCAACTTTATTAATATTCCAATGTGCTTCAACGAACATCAGGAAATCAGCGAAGGGTCCCTCAAAGCGGACAGCTTGAGAGATATCTAAGTACTTGATCCATTTCGAGTAGGGCTGCCATATCATATCATCGAGTTCATAAACGTCATTGATTTTAGTCATGTTAATTTCCTCCAAGAATTTTAATGAGTTCGACTTTTTTCATGAGGAAAGTGCCTTTCACCCCACAGCTAGAAGCGAGCTTTCTAAGCTCCTGGATAGTCATTAAATCGATGTCTCCTATACTCTTAGCATCTACAAAGGGCATCGAACTCAACTCCTTTACTAACTTCTCATCCTGTGAGTGGAGTGTGAAGTCAGGATTAAGAGTGTAGTTTCCTTTGTATGTGGGTATTATTCGACTATTTCCGTAATTTCTAATCACGAAAGCTTCGCTCATGATCTGCTCCTAATTTTTTAAAATTCTGTTCTATCCTATTGTCATTTTTTCGACCATGACTACAGCGTTGACGTTTTCCATAGTCACACAAGTTCTCATGGAGTAGAAGAAATAATTAGCTTCATCCGCAGCTTGACGCTCTGTTTCGAGTTTGATTTCTCTTTGAAGTCCAATGATGAAATTCTTGAAGTGAGTAAGCGCTAAATCCGTATAAGATCCTGCTCCTTTCTTTCCTGCAGCATCGAGATCCGTAGGCATAAGTGGCATAGGAACAATCGGAACTGTTCCAAATTTGAGTCCTTTTTCTCCTCCGATGATAGCTTGATCTCCAAGAATGGTAGATCTTGCAGCTAGAGCTTCAATATAATCATCCACTACTTGATCCGAGCACAGGAATCTGAGAGCAGACATTCCGCCTTTTGACTTATAGATCGATGGTAGAGTCTTCTTTGCTTTCGAGAACTTGAATTCCCAGTTATAAGGAGCTGCAGGATTTTGCTGTGCGATCTTTCCAGCTAAAGTGAAGTCTGCAGTAGCATCCAGGATCGAAGCTGATCCTGTGACATCATTTTCATAAGCTTCTCCAGCAGCAGAATTAGCGATAATATAGCGCCATCCATCCAGCTTAGAACGGATATCATCAACAGCGAATCCTCCGACTCCAGCAGTATCAGCGATCCAGTAGCACTCCGCTAATTGATTAGCGATATCAGCAGTAACCATCCGCATGATATGATCTGTAAATTCTCGATCTGATTCAATAGGAAGGATATCTTCTAAGTCATCGTCATAGATGACTACACAGCCTCTGAATTTGGTAGTGTTCAAAGTGATGGTATTCTGGAGGAATTCCTTTTTGTACTTCGCAGCATCAAACTGATCCGCAGGATAGAGGACTCTTTCAGATCCGAGTCCTAATGCTCTGATTCTTTTCTGAGCTCGAGGCATCCTTATGATTCGAGCATTGTTCTTGAGCACAGACTGATCAACTACATAGTCCAGGAATCGATCAGCTTCTTCTGGATCTAATGTGAGAGTAGGAATTGAGATGAGAGCTTTCTTGATCCTTTTCTTTTTTAGAAGAGATTTGTTAGTTCTCATTTGATTCTTGCCTCCTTAGAGACGTTTACTAAATTTTTTCCGAGACGATTTATTCTTTAGTCTCTGTTTTTGCTAAGCTGAAGCTCCAGGGTTTAGTCTTCTTGACTTTCTTTCCATCCTCATCAACTTCCTCTTCCTCTTCCTCATCCTCTTCATCTTCATCATCCTGTCCTTTGAGACTCTTCTTTGTTCCTTTCTTTTCTTCTAGAGCTTTGATCCGCTTTTTGAGTTTCTTAACTTCTTTTTCAGCTTCCTTTGTTTCCTCATCCTCTTCATCCTCATCTTCTTCCTCATCAGTTTCATCCTCATCTTCGTCTTCATCCTCTTCTTTTTTCTCTTTCTTTGTCTTCTTCTTTTTCTTCAAAGCTTTGTCAAGCTTCTCTGTGAGTTCATCCATTTTCTCTTCAATGACAAGCAGTTCAGCAGATTTTCCAGCATCTTTCTGGACAAGAGCAGCAAGAGCTTTGATCGCTTTATCCAGTGGTTTTCCCTTCTCAACTACGCTCTTGATCAGCTCCATTGTAGCTTTAGAAAGCTTCGCTCCAGCTTTCTTCAGATCCTCTTCAGTTTCATCTTCCTCTTCCTCATCATCCAGATCTTCTTTCTTCTTTGCAGGAGTAGGAGGAGCAAAGATAGCATACTTAGCAAGTGTGTTGATTGACTCCATGACATCATCAGGAAATTCTTCTTTGAATTTTTTGAGGACATTAAGCGCTCCTTTCAGCGCTTTGATCGCTTTAGAAGACATCTTCTTTTCAGCTTTTTCAAACTTCTCTACTTCATCATCTGTGAGTTCATCTTCCCCGATAAAATCAACTAATATATCAGATAAACTTTTTTTCATGATCTTTCTTCCTTTAAACATGATTTTTGTAGCGGATTCCATAAGATTCTCGCCACAATTAGGACACTCTTCACTAGCACTTTTTAAAAAGTCTATGAGAGCTTCCTTGTGTCCACATTCACAGATGAGGAATCCTTTTCCATCTTTATCTGCAGCTTTCTTGAAGAGAAATTTCTTCTTGTTAGCTGGAAGATCTACTAAGGAAATCTCATCAAGTTCAATGTGACTCAACTTATGAGGCAAACGTAACCTCCAAAAAAAAGTTCTATGAGTTTTTCCTGTATCCCTTTTGCTGAAGCGATACTAGGAAGCTCAGTAGCTGCTTCTTAGCATCGCTTTCTTGCGTGAGCTCTGAGTGGATCAGACTCACCATGACAAACGATCTAGAACAGATCTAAAATATCTACTAAAAAATAATGATTAAAAAAATGAATGTCAAGTATTAATTTATTTTATTTTTCTACGACTAGCAATTCCAGCCATAGAGAATCCAGTTATCCTTCCTTCCTTTATATCTTTCCAGATCTGTTTATCCAGGACTCTAATAATCAGTATCCACGCTCCTTTTTTTACTTTCTCATTGTTCACTTCAAAGTCCACAGGAGCAAGATAATTCTCCAGGATCTTAATTTTTTCTGTTATGAATTCTCCTTTGTGCTGGAGCTTAAACTGTTGAGCATTTTCCATATAATAATAACAAGCATCCTTGATTTCCTTTGCAGTAGCGAAGTCCTTTTGAGAATCCACTTTCATAGGTTCATAAACGATTCCTCCTACTATCTGCTCATCTTCTGATACTTTAAATAGAGAAACTGAAATCTCTTTCTTTAATAGTTCCTCACCAGCTCCAGGACGCTCAATCCTGCGCATCGTTCCTCCACATTCAGGACACACTACATCTCTGCAATGTTTTCCAGTAACTTCTATTACATGATTGCATTTTATACATGAACAGATGAATTTCAATGCTTCCTTAGCTTTCTCTGTTTTTACACAGATTCCATCTAGAGTCTCTTCATCTCCACAAAGAATACATCTAGGATGTCCATTTGGATGTGTGAATTTAGCTGCTTTGAACTTATGAGGAAATTTTACAGTCTTACTATTCTCTCTTATTTTTTTAGATTCCTTCTCATATTCTGTTTCCAATTTTTTATTTATCTCTTTTTTGTGGAGCTTCACCCAAGCTTTTGCAGAGCTCATAGTCCAAGCTTTCTTCTTCTTATCAAATATGAAAGTACGGATTCTCTTTATCTTTCCACAATAGAGCGCTGTTATTCCTTCTTCTTCAGATATTGTTATAGTAGCAGTGATTTCACATTCAGGACTAACAGGAATCTTTATTTTATCATCAGTCTCTTCAGGTTTTTTTATGGAGATTTTCTTCTTAATCCTTCTTACTTCCATGATTTCTTTTGGTTTTAAAATGAGATCATACAATGGAATGTAGGAGGAGTTTGGAATCGCAGCATTATAAATAAATTCTATCTGTCTTTCTTTCTTTCCTTCTTGCTTCTCCAAAGTTTTAATAAGAAATTCTCGCAATTTCTTCTCTAGAGATTCATCTTTCTGTTCTTCAGGAAGCTTCAAGACGATATCTATATCATTAGCTTCTTGAGGATTCTTTACGAAAGATCCAGTGAGAGAGCAGAAATCAGAAACAATGATCATCTCTCCTAGATTAGGAACAGATAACTTGAATATAGAAGTATCAAAAATATATTGATCAATAGCATGAACTCTCTTAAGTAAAATATGTCTATTTTTCACTCTCTCGGTAACAAGGAGTTTATATTTATTTACTAGATATCCTCTGCTCAATGTTCCTACTTTATTCTCTTGAGAATCTTTGAAAAATCTATCCCAAAGCTGGACAATCCTCATCCTTGTATCCTCTAATTCTTTATCTGAGATATCAAGTAGCTTTAGTTTAGTGATATTTTCTATTCTCATTTTCTTATCTCCTTGCTTCCAATTCTACAATAGTTAGAGGATCTCCACAGCGACACTGCTTCAAGAGATCCTTTCTTACAAAAAACCTAAAACATTTCCTGCAAAAATAAGTAACAATAAATCTTTTTTGTTCAATCATTGCTAAATGATAGTCTGTAATTTTCATCCTGGAAGTCTAGCTCCTTTTCTTCTTCTTTTTTCCTTTCTGAGATCTCTGGAAGCGCTCCTCTGCTTCCTTATATGGTTTAGCTCCTGGATATTCAAAATATTCTTTTCCGTCCAGTGTGTTAAATTTCTCTTTCTTCTTTGCCATCTTTTATCCTCCAGTTCCTGAAAGATCTTTCATTTTATATCCGAGCTCTGAGAAGTGAGATGATACTATACGATTCACTTCCTGAGTGTGCTGAATATGAGTTAGCATATTAGCTGTGTCCTCTGCGATTCCTGAGCTCCTGAATCCTGTATAAATTCCTTCGTACTTTTCCAAGAGATCATCATAAGTTTTTTTTGCAAATTTTAAGATCTCATCTGGATCAGGAAGGATTCCTTTTTCTAATGCTCGCATCTCATAAGAAAATCCATCCGATATTATAGCTAATCGATTGACTCTTGCTTTTGCCATAAATGCTAGATCTGGAGCGCTAAAAGATCCACCTCTCGGATGAGCATGGACAAAGAGCTCTGTTCCATCCAGGAACATCATCTCCTCATCAGTAAAAGTAATTCCAGTCTTAGTTCCTAATTTTTCAAAGATAGTCCGTCCTTTGGAATCCAAAGCGACACAGTACTCTTTTCCTGTTTTGTGATATTCCAGCAGACACTTTTGATAAGCTGCTCTCTCTGCTGCGGAAAGAGGAGTGACTTTCATTCCTGCAAAAGCTCGATCTACAGCTCCTCTAGCAGGATGACGATATCCACGTCTCGGAGTAATAGCTAACCAGTCACAACGTCCATGAGGATGAACAGGAATCACTCCAAAAGCGTGAGTGATATCATAGATCCTTCCATCCAGCGCAGCACACTCTAAACAAGCTCCTGCTGAAGTATAGAATCGGACTCTCTTAGCTCCTAAATCTCCATATCCTATTAGAGATCCATGAGCTTGAGCTATCGCTGTCTCAGTGCGTGCTATCATTATATGTCTCTTTTGTAGAAGCAGATTCTTATATTTTTTTACTTTTTGTTTTACTACTCCTACAGGAATCTTTCGAGCTAGGAGTTTCTGTTCAAAGCGATGAACAGCATTGCTCCATTTCCAGTGAAGTCCAATTGTATTTTTGAGCGAAGCTGCGAGCTCCGTCATTGAAAGTCCTTCTTTAATAGCGAGCTTGACTAACTTTTTAATCGCTGCTTTCTGTTTAATAATGATCTCTGTGATGAGAGCTGCATTGATTCTATCCACTGCTTTGATAGCTTCTCTTTTTACTACATTGAAATTCGCTTCAATGCCAGCAAGAGTATAAGCAGCTTGTCCTCCTCCAGCTACAGCAGTCAAATGGATAGGTTTTAATATGCTTTCTCCTTGTTCTTCTATCCATTTCCAGTTCGTATTCCTTAAGATCCTAGCTGAAATTGTAGTAGCTTCATCTTTTTGCAGACTCCTGAGAGACTTGTTATAAGAACGCTTGAGCTCAGGTTCTATGATGTCATTAAACCAGCGAATGATCGCTGATCGCATCTTATGAATATTCTCTTTCTCGACTTGATCATAGATCCTTCTTACTCTTCCTCTTACAGCAGGAGACTTCATAAGCGCTTCTACGGAGTCATGAAGATTGCTAAGTTCTTGTTTTTGGATCAATTCCAGCATTTTTTCTCTTTTCTCAGAAAAATTAAGCTATAGGTTACAGCCTAACGCACGATCTCAAGTAAGCGACTGCTCTACTATGCGTGTTTTTTCCTCTTTCCTTCTGTAGAACGTCTTCTCCTCTGAGGAGCTTTTTTCACTGATATTTCAGTCTCTTCCTCTATTTGCTTTATTTCCTGATCTAGGACTTTATGCAGCTCCTTATCACTCTGCACGATAGCTACTCCGTAAGTCTCTACTAAAGCTTTTACAGTAGGAGGAGAAGCGTCCTCCAGGATCTCTCCAGCTTTATGATTTCCCCAGTCTTTGATAAAAACTAAATTCATTTTTTCCTCCTATAATTCAGGTTCGAATAAATCACAGATCTTAGCTAAGAGTCTTTCTGATGCTTCAATAAATTTCTGGATTTTATCTTGTTCCGATACTTGAGCTAAGTTCCTTTTGAAATCAGCGCTCCAGATATTATTGACAATCCTGCAGATCTTTTTCAATCTACAATTAAAACAGCAAGTCTCCACTGCTTTTAGTTCGTCTCTGTTCATTTTATGCTCCTATTAAATTGATATCATATAATCCTTTCTGTCCTCTTATAGGAACAGGATGGATCTTTCTCACATCAGTCAAGATCCAGGAGAAAGCTCTAGGATCAAAAGGACATCGTGCAGCATCTTCATCTTCTTTTCTCATTCTCCTGCAGTCCTTCACTTTCACTATAGCAAGAGCAAATCCAGCAGGATGAATATTAGGAATTTTTGATGAAACTATAACTAGATCTCCTCTATAATCTGTGCTCCAGCATCTTGTCTCGATACTCTTCATTCTATTGACAATCATATTCGCCCAAGGTTGTTTGATGCTCAGAGCTTTCAATACACGTCTCCTTTCAGCAATCGCTCAGAGATCTCTTCTTGTTTCTGCTCTATCTGCTGCAAATAAGCAAGCTGCTCTGATGAGAGTTTCTCTACTTCTTCTCCTCCTATCGGTTTGAATTGTGCTCCGATGTGATACGTTTCTCCTTCATCATAAGGATCTCCCAAATCTAACTTCTTACGGATCTGATTAGGATTCATAGCTCCTACACTAAAGAGCTGGAAGCAGCGCTTCACTTCAGCATCTAGATCACGTGTATCAGTGACTTTGAGTATAAAATCAAAGAGAGGAATGAAATTTTCTTCTTTGTCTTTTTCATAGAAAGTAGGAAGTATGCGTCCGTTGAATATGAATTCCATATCGAGCTGCAGAGGACGGATCATGGAGAAGATATAATTTGTATTAGACTCTTTAGCAGTATTTCCTCCTAAAGCTCCTTCCTCTGCTATTCCTAATTTATAAGGAGGCATCGAATACGCTACAAGCACTTCATCTCGCTGCATTTTCAAGTAGATCTTGAATCCTCCTTCATCCTTTTTCTTAGTTTCGAGTGGAATCCATTCCAGCTTTCCTCCTTCTTCAGGAATCTGCAGCACTAAAGTCTTGTGAGCGTTCTCAGATCCTTTGATCTCAGTATCCAGGAATTCTTTAACAGCTTTATCAGATCCTTCCTCCCATTCTCCTTGCAGCACAACTAAAGCTGAAGGAACTCCATAGTTCTCAAAGAAGGATAGATTATAATCACGTATTCCTATAAGAGTAAGGACAGCTCCGATAGAGCCTAGAACATTAGGAGTTCCATAGTAATCAGATCTAGAAGTGAAGTTCTTGTAGAAGATCATCTCATTCGCTCGATCATCTTCAGCGATTCCGTTCTTTTCCTTTTCTTCTCCTGAGTCTTTATGAACGTCCTTTTCATATCCAAAGTTTTTAAACCAGCACCATGTCTTCTTTCCTTTGACGTAGCGGACTTGAGCGAATTTATTTCCTGATTCATGAACTCGGACTGTGTGTCCAGGAACATAATACATCTCTACTACTTCATCTTTATTATTGCGCACTATCTCCAGACACCACCAGCCCATAGATCCCCAGTCTGTGATAAGATGCTTAAGGATCTGGAGCAACGAATCTTCATCATTAGGATGCAGCAGCATCTTCTCCATCTTTCCTTTTATCTCCAGCGCTTTCTTGTTAGTTTTCAGATCCACTCCTTCTTTAGGTTTTAGCGTGTATCCAAGTCCTCCTACATCCTGCGCTACTTGATCCACGCTGCGCATCAGATATCCATTTGATTCATAGTAGTCCAGGAATACTCCAGGATCATAAGGAGGAGACATCAATCCTTTTTCCTTGAAGTACTGTTTATCTTCTTTTATCTGCTTAGATGTCTTCTTTACTTCATAGCGCTCCAGTTTCTTTAAAGAAACTAAGCTTCCTTTGGAAGTGTAGATAAAAGCTTTTCCTTTTCTGAGCGGAGTCTTATCTTCCTTTTTTATTTTAGTTTTTTGCATCATTGTCTCCTATGTGGAGAATGTTCTTTCTCCAGGACATCATAATAAGTTTTGATGAGATCTATCTCCTGGAGATCTCCACAATTTATATTAAAAAATCTTATTGTCCAGTCATCATAGTCACAGTCAAAATCAAAAGCTGCTATTGCCATCGCTCTTAGCATAAGAGGATCTAATGAATGTAATTTATCTCTTATGATAATGATCTCCTGCTGCTCCTCATTGATCATTCCTCCATCAGGAATAAAGAGGAAGTGTTCCTTCCAGTATTTAGCAGCGAGCGGAAAGAGCTGCTCAAATCTTTCTATGAATTCTGTCTTATTCATTTAAGTTTCACTCCTGAAGTAGAGAAGATATCTTTCAGCGCTTGCTTCAAAATCATCTTTGATTTCATCTTAAATGATTCAGTGCAGAATTTTTCCTCCAGCATAAAACACAGCTTAATTAATAGATCATCTGCTAGAAGTTCCAGTTCTTTATCTTTGATTTCATATTGTTTTTCTTGCGTCTTTGCCACCGAAATTTCCTCCTTGAATTCCTGGATCTCAATCTCTACTCGCTCCTCTCCTTTAGGAACTCCTAAGATCTTGCGAGATCCATCTGTGCTCTCAATCAGAAAATCATTGCTGATCACTGCTCCTGCTTCCAGTGCATCTTCACAGCTCTGATTCAAATTTGTAAGATCCGCTCTTCCTGTTCCTGAGCGATAGATTAGAAAGCGCACGTGCAGAGGATACTTCAGAGCTTCTACTAGTCCGAGCTCCGTCTTCTGGATCATGAGCTGCTTCGCAGCGTCACGCTCCCATGCTTGATACTCATCATCAGGAGCTATCCAGGACTTATCAGGAACTAAAAAAGACTTAGATAGTTTTTTCCTGATGATGTGAGCGCTCTTCTTAGCTGGACACTGTCCTTCTATAACAAAACGCATCTCTGCTTCTCCTCTTGCTTTTTTCGCTGCACATATAATTTATGATAGTCTGGATTTCTGATCAGAAAATCTTGATTGTTTTTATAGCAGCGACATCTCCAGCAAAGCATTTTTCGAGAAAAATTTGTGAGCGGATCTCCGCAGCTCTTACATATAGGATTTGTCTCAAGGAATTCTTTTGTTTTCTTCCTCCAGTATTCAATATTTCCATGAATAATTCTTTCAATAATTCCTTCTGATTTAGGAACAGATCTCCAATTTTCAGTTGCCATTTATATTCCTAAACATCTCCTCAAATAATTTTATAATCGCTCTTGCTGCTATCAGTCCAGGAATATACGTGACGATATCTGCATCCAGGATCTTAGGATTTTTCTAGATTTCCTTTTGAACAATAGATATTCCTTTCTTAACTTCTCTTTCAAGAATTTTTATTCCTAAACATTTTTTAGCTTTCATTTTTTCACTCGATGAGGACGTGATCCTAAAGCTAATCCCAGCATATAAGGAGCTAAAAATCCAAGTGGAATCCATTCATTTTTCCATATCCACATAAAAAATTTCCTTGTCAATAAGAGTATTATATCTTCTTGGTTATTAATTTTAATTCTCCTGAGATCCACGCTGCTACAGGATCTTCATCCTTCATGAATATTACTGAGTTCGCAGGAAGATCTGAGTCCAGCATTACGTTTAGATCTA